AGTATACTTACTATTTGATTTCTGATACAGATAAAGCTGTTTTACAAAAAGCAACATTAAAAGGCAGAGGTTCCGTTCCTTGGATTACAACAAGATGGTCTAAGTCTGGGTTTGAAGTGTGGGGCAGAGGGCCAGTTTTACAGGCAATGCCAGCAATTAAAACATTAAATCTTACAGTACAACTTATACTAGAAAATGCTGAAATGGCTATAGGTGGTGCATATGTCTATGATGATGATGGTGTATTTAATCCTGATAACATAACAATTCAACCTGGAACCTTTATACCACGATCCCCTGGCTCTAGTTTAGAATCATTACAAAGTCCAGCAAGATTTGATGTTGGTCAACTCATACTTGAAGACATGAGAAGAAATGTAAGAAAAGCATTATTTATAGATGAATTAGATACAAGAGCAAATGCAAAAACACCATTATCAGCAACAGAAGTATCTGAAAGACTTGCTGATGTAGCAAGAGATATGGGTGCAGTAGCTGGTCGTATGCAAAAAGAATTTTTACATCCGTTAGTTGAAAGAGTGGTAGCTATATACCAAGAACAAGGTTTACTTGAGCTTCCACAGATTGATGGTAGAAATATTAGAATAGTTCCAGTATCTCCTTTATTGAGGGCTCAAGATCAACAAGATGTCGCAGACTTTGTAAGATTTCAACAAACTGTTGCTGGCACCTTTGGGCCAGAGATAACACCAGCTTTATATAATCAGCAAGAAGTAATTAAATATTTAGCATCCAAGTTTGGTATAAAAGAAGCATTGCTTGCAAAACAAAACGAAGTACAGCAAAATATTGAAATGGCAATGCAACTTATGAACCAACAAGGTATGCAACGATGAACAAAGAAAGAGCAGTAAAGTCAGTAGATGGAAGGCAATATCCTACAGAAGTTGAAATTGATCTTAATAGTAAAGCCCATGCTTTATTCTCTACGGGTATTGGTAAGTCTTTTCTCCAATACCTTGAAAACATTACAACGAATAATGTACATGGTGCTGGATTGGGAATCGAAAGTCTTGCACACTTTGAGGGACAAAGATGGGTAGTTGCAATGATCAAAGCTAGAACAGAAATGGGGAGAAAACATGGCGAAACCAACAAATCCTAAATTATATAAAAGAGCAATGGCTATTGTTAAAGCCAGAGTAAAGAAGTGGCCAAGTGCATATGCATCAGGCCAACTTGTTCAGCAGTATAAAAAGATGGGTGGTAAGTACGCTTAATGAGTTTAAAAAAGTGGTTCAATGAGAAGTGGGTTGATATATCTACTAAGAAAGATGGCAAACATCCTCCTTGTGGTAGAAAGATGGGAGATGGTCGTGGATACCCTAAATGTGTACCATCAGCAAAGGCAAAAGCTATGAGTAAAAGTGATAAGAAAAAAGCAGTAGCAAGAAAAAAATCTACAAATCCAGCAAGTGGTGGTAAGAAACCAACCTATGCGAGGACTTAAAAAATGGCAAAGACTCCAGCTTGGCAAAGAAAAGAAGGAAAGAATCCATCAGGAGGACTTAATGCCAAAGGACGTGCTAGTCTTAGGCGTAAAGGGAAGAATATTAAACGACCAGTTTCTGCAAAAGAAGCTAAGAAAAGCCCAAAGGCAGCTGCTCGAAGAAGATCATTTTGTAAAAGAATGATGGGTATGAAGAAAAAGCTTACAAGTAAAAAAGTTGCAAATGATCCAAATAGTCGTATAAATAAAGCATTAAGAAAGTGGGATTGCTAAATAAAGGGAGAAACAATGAGTAATGAGCAAGAAACAATTACAAACAGCAATGAAAGCACCAATACAGAAACAACTGAGCAAGAAAACCAAGAAGTTCAGCAAGAAGCTCAAGGACAGGAAAATCAAGTCACAACTGAACAAACTCAAGAAAGACCAGAGTGGCTCGACACTAAGTTTGAAACACCAGAACAATTGGCTTCAAGTTATAAAAGTTTGGAGCAAAAGTTTCATACTAGACGTGATGAGATTAAAGAAGAACTTATTAAAGAAATTAATGAAGAAGCTGAAAAAAACGCCCCAATAAGTCCAGCTGATTATAAAATAGAACTTCAAAGTAAAGAAGGTGAAGAACTTGTAGTTCAAGAAGATGATCCTATGGTTGACTGGTTTAGGGATAAAGCACATGAATATGGTTTAGATAATAATGAGTTCAATGAGTTGATCGCTGAATATAATACTGTTTCTGCTCAAAGTGGGCCTGATTGGAATGTTGAGAGTGAGGCTCTTGGCGAACATGCAGAGAGAAGATTAGAAAGAGTAGATACTTGGGCTCATAGTCATTTAAGTGAAACTGCCTATAATGCTTTTGCAAACATTCCAGCTAGTGCTAATATGGTTAAATGCTTTGAGGAGTTAATGGAGCTTAATGGTCAGCCTAAATTTAATATGGTTAACACTACAGAGTTTCAAGAAGCAGTTACTCAAGATGATCTAAAGGCTATGATTGCAGATGAAAAGTATTGGAAGAATGGTGGTGATCCAGCACATATTGCCAAGGTAAGACAAGTATCTGCACAATTAGCAAGACAAAAAACTAATGTGAATTAACAATCTTAGATAAATTTGTTTTTATATATATAGAAGGCTCGTAAACCAACTCAAGAAGCCCAGGCATGGATTAACTTCAATAACGATGAGGTAAGCGAATAACCTACTGATGAAAATGTAACTTAAACTTTTTTAAAGGAGATAGCGATGGCTACACCATCAATTAGTACTTCCTTTATCGAGGAGTTTGAAGCTGGGGTTCATATGGCTTATCAGCGTATGGGTTCTAAACTGAGAAATACAGTAAGAACTCGTAATGGTGTTAAGAACAAAACCACATTTCAGAAGATCGGTAAGGGATTTGCTACCACTAAAGCAAGGCATGGTAATATAGCACCTATGAATCTTGCTCACACTAATGTGTCAGTTACTGTCGAGGATTTCTTTGCTGGTGAATGGGTTGATGACCTAGATCAGTTAAGAATTAATCACGATGAGATGACTGTAGCACAACAGTCTGGTGCATATGCACTAGGTAGGAAAACAGATGAGTTGATACTTGCTCAAATGACAACAACCACATCATCACACGATGAAACAACCAATGGTATAACATTAGCTTGGGCGTTAGAGTTAATGGAAAAATTTGGTAATAATGACGTTCCTGATGATGGAAGAAGATTTGTTATTGTTGGATGGGAGCAATGGTCACAACTCATGGCATTAGATCAATTCTCAAGAGCAGAGTTTGTAGGAGAGAATGACTTGCCTTATCCAACAGGAATGACTGCTAAAAGATGGCTCGGATTTATGTGGATGCCTTTTGGTGGTTTAACACAAACTAATGGTTCTGGAGCAGCTGGTACCACGCATATAGAATGTTTTGCATATCATCAAGATGCAGTAGCACATGCGATTGGTAAAGATGTTTCTTCAAACATGCAATATCACAACGATAAGGACAGCTATTTTATTTTAAATAAAATGCAGATGAACTCTGTTCTTATTGATGCTGAGGGTGTGTTTGAATTAGAGTTAAAGAAATAGGGGGTTAAAAATGGCGTTAGATCAAACAAAATTGAGTTTAGTTTCTTATGCTGGTAATGGCTTCCATATCTGGAACTATAAATCAACAGGTGATAACCTCAATACAATCGATACTGCTGGATACTTCAATGCATTAGTCAATGAAATGAATGTTGGCGATGTAATATTTATCAATGCAAGTAATGGTTTTGGTATAGCTACAGTAGTTTCTAATGATGGCTCAGCAATTGATCTTGCTGATATTGTTAGCATGACTTCGGATAGTAGATAATGGCCAAAAAACCAATAACTAAAAAGGAGGTGGCTGTAAAGGCCACTTCCTCTCAATCATCCACTAGAACAGTTAATGGTACAGTTTATACTGTTACATGGGGTAAAGATGCAAAATTAGGGAGTAAAGTAGATGCCAAAAACTAGAGATGGAAAAGTGTTTCCTTATAATAAAAAAGGTATGCAAGACATGAAAAAACATAATTCTGTTTTAGATAAAAAAAAGAAAAAGATGGGTAATAAAGGTTCAAAGAAAACATCCAGCCCTAGTTATTAACAATGCCTACAACAGCTAAGACAGATATCGAGGTAGCCCAAAGAGCCATGGTTATGGTTGGTATGGAGCCACTTTCTTCATTTACAGAGTCGACAGATGAAGCTTTGGTAATGAATACTGTCTTTGAAGATATTGTTGAAGATTGTCTTTCAATGCATAACTGGAACTTTGCTACTGGTCAAATACAGTTAGCAAGACTTACAGACACACCACTAGATCGGTGGGATGCTGCTTATCAGCTTCCAACAAACCCAAAAGTCGTGCAAGTTCAAACTGTTACAGTAGATAAAGTAGTTCAAAACTATGATATCTATGAAGACAAAATATTTATAAACTCTGATATCAATGATGATGTTGTTCTTAATTATATCTTTAGAGTTGCCACACAAGATTGGATACCACCATTTACCTTATGGGTAATCTATAGACTTGCTAATGTTCTTGCCTTATCTGTCATAAGGAAAGGGGATATTGCAAGATCATATCAAAGTTTAGCAGATGTTCAGTTTCGCATGGCAAAAGCAAGAGATTCTCAGCAAACAACAACTCAACAAGTCGCTTTAGATAGATTTACTAAAGTAAGACTAGGATCTAATCTGTTTGCAAGAATAGAAGGGGAAACATCATAATTGGCTTTATTACGACAATATTATACAAATTTCTCAGCTGGAGAACTTACACCTCTTTTATCATCTAGAGTTGATTCTGATGCTTATAAAAATGGAGCATTTAGACTTAGAAATGTAAGACTTAAAGCACAAGGTGGGCTTACAAGAAGACCTGGACTGAGATATTTGCAAACATTATCTAATGCAACTTATCAGGCAGAAGCCTATATTTTTGATGAAGATGAAGCATACATATTATTATTTTATGCAAATTCATTAAAAATAGTTGATATATCAAATCCTACTGTATTATTACAAACTATAACGAGTCTGACATGGACATCATCTATGATAGGTTCACTTGTTGTATCTCAAAGTGGAGATACAATGTATGTAACTCATCCAGATATGGTAACTCAAAAAATTACAAGAACAAGTTCAACAAACTTTGCTATTTCAGCATATGATTTTGATGAAAGTAATGGACTAAAATTTCAACCCTATTTTAAGTTTGTTGCTTCTAGCACAACAATAACTCCAAGTGGTACATCTGGCTCCGTTACACTTACAGCTAGTGCAAGTTCTTTTAGTGCATCATATGTAAATACCTATATAAGATTAGTAGATAGTGCTAATGTAGTAAGGCATGCAAAGATTACTGCATTTACAAGTGCTACTGTTGTAACTGCTACACTTTCAGGATCGTTGGCTAATACAAATGCGATAGTAGATTGGGCTGAGCAAGTATTTAGTAGTACTAGAGGTTATGCAAGAACAGTTACTTTTCATGACCAGAGATTAATATTTGGTGGTAGCAGAGATTTACCAAACTTTTTATTCATGTCTAAAGTTGGTGAGTTTACAAACTTTGATATTGGTACTGGTGCAGATTCAGATTCTATACAGATTCAAATTGCTGAAGCCCAAGTATCTGAAATTAAAGCTTTACAATCTTTTAGATTCTTAACAATCTTTACTTCAGAACAAGAACTATTTATACCAACATCTGAAAATAAACCACTTGCACCAAGTACAATAACAGTAAGAAGACAAACAAGTTTTGGTAGTGGATCAGTACAACCAAAAGAATTTGATGGTGCTATAGCATTTTTAACAAAGTCTAAAGGTGCTATTAGAGAATTTATATTTAGTGATATTTCACAAGCCTATAATTCTGATGCTATAACTTTATTGTCTGAGCATTTAATAGGAACTCCAGTAGAAATAGAAGCACAAAGAGAAGCACCAGATCAAATGGAAGGTTATCTATATTTAGTAAATAGCGATGGTCATTTACCTGTGTTTATGTCCATTAGAAAAGAAAAGGTACAGGGTTGGGTTAGATATGAAACAAACGGACAGTTTAAAAATATAGTTAATGTAAATAGAAAGATTTTTTGTATATGCGAAAGAACAATAAATTCTGCAACTGTTACATCATTAGAGCTTTTAGATAATACTTATCATCTTGATAGTGCTTCACAACAAACTAATGGATCACCAATAACAACATGGACTGTTAGTCATTTGCCAAATACACAAGTCCAAGTGAAATCTGGTAATTATTCATTAGGAACTTTTACAACGAATGGTAGTGGCCAGATAACCTTAAATGACGCAGTATCCTCCGTTGAAATAGGTTTAGCATTTTCCCCTTTGGTCACTACCTTACCACCTGAAACACAACTACAAGATGGCGTTACTGTTGGTCAGAGAAGAAGAATAGTAAGAGCAGTATTAGATTTAGTTACTACATTAAATGTCAAAGCTGGTGGAACAAAGATACTGATAAGACAAGTAACAGATGACTTTTCACAAGAGCCAACAACTGTTACAGAAAGAAAAGAAGTGTATTTACTTGGGTGGGGTAAATTAGGTAGAGTGGATATAACACAAGATGAACCATTACCATTGACTTTGAATGGTGTCATGTTAGAGGTAGAAGTATAATGGGTGCCGTAGGATATGGAGTAAGTGCTGCAATTGCTATAGCTGGTGCAAACCAAGCTAGAAAAGCATATGAGATTGAAGCACAACAAAAACTGGAACAAGCTGACATTGCTGGTATTGAAGCAGATCAACAAGCCATTAATAGAACTGCACAGTTAAATGAGCAGTTATCTTCTATACTTGCAACTACTGCTGGATCAGGAGTAAGTGTATTATCTCCAACAACACAAACAATTACAAGAGCAGAAAAGAAAATTGCTAGTGCTGACTTGTCATCCATTAAGTTTATGGGTGATTCCAAACGAAGACAATTTAAAATTAGTGCCTCTGGCTCTAGAATAAAAGGTAAAGCAGCTCAACTACAAGGATATGGTCAAGCAGTAGCAATGGGAACTAAAGCATATATGAGTACATAATGGCAATAAAAAGAACAACACAAAGAAGAAATTATATACAAAATATTGGTATAGCTGATACTGGTGCCAAAGATATGGCAAATGCTACATTGAATCTTTCAAAGATTGTTGGAAATATTACAGCAGATGTAGACCAAGCACAACTTAAGACAGCATATCTTGAAGCAGAAAAACAAGGTAAGATTATTGGAGCAAGAACAGACAAAGATGGAAAAGTACTGCCACTTGATCAAGTTTCATTAGATCAATTTAACCCATCAATATTGAACCAAGCTAATAAAAGACAAGCAATTGAAAGATATAAAAACTTTGCTATTTCAAGTTATAAATCAGCAGTAGTAACGGATGCCTTGGATTCGGCTAGTAATTCTTTTAATACCCATCAAGGAAAAATGGCAGACAATAATAAACTTGCAGTTTTTAATGATAGCCAAAAATATGTGCAAGCATTAGAGTCAAAACTCCCATCAGAAGTATGGAGTGCTATAGGGCCATCTGTAAATGAAGCATGGAGTAGAACGACTAGAAAAGCTAGTGCCTTACATCTAGATGGTGTAAGAAAACAAAATCTACTGAATGGATCAAAGCTTCTAGAAGCACTAAACCAAAATGAAGCTGATGCAAGAAGTGGATTGGGTGGACATGATTTAGAAAATATTGAACAAGATAAGCAAGAAGCATTTGCTTTAATAAAAGAAAACGTATCTTCAGAAGCACAATACACTAATATTGTTTTTGCCTACAATTCAAATTTACAAGCAAGAGTTAGTTCTAATGCTATTGATAGTGCTGTGATTGCTAAAGTTCCTTTGTATGAACAAAGACAAATGGTTGATGATACAATTAAAAGATTTACTGGTACTGGATTAGATACAAAAGTAATTGCTGATGCTATGAACGCAAGAATAACTTATCATGAAAGAATTAGAAAAGATAAAAAAGCAGCTGATGTACAGCAACAACAATCAGATTATTTTACAATGATAAATACAATATATGCTGAAACTAATCCAGCAGCTCTACCATCTGCTTTGGAAATAACTGCCAAGTTTGGTAATACAAACTATGGTGCAAGTTTACAATCAATTATTTCAGGAAGAAGACAGAATTTAGAAAAACTTGAGCAGAGCAAGTTTGGAGAAGATGGCATACTTAAATTAATCAATCTTTCAAACCCTGGAACCACCCCAGATGATAGAAAAGAAGTAGATGAATGGTTTGAATCTAATAGAAATAATTTACCAAAAAGAGTTTATCAGCAATGGGTAAATGATAAAGTTAAGCATAACATAGCAGTTATTAAAAGTGAAAAAGCACAAGCTATGCAACCTGTATTAGATGAAATGAAGTTTGGAACGTCTTTTACTACACCACCTGTAGTATTTGCCAATAGTTTAGATTTATACAGAAAGTCTGGATTAGTTGGTAATTCAGCAACTGCTGTAATGACTGAAACTCAATATAATGAAGCACTCATTAAATATACACAAAAGTACAATCAGTATAAAGATTTAGTATCAGAGGTAAATCAAGGTTTTAATAATAACTCAGCTGGTGCATCAACAACACCAAATCAACAAGCAGCACAAAAGAAACTAGGTAACAATATACTTTATCCAACTAAAGTATTTGTCAATGGACAAAAGGTAGATTTAGATATTGTAAGTTCTGATACAGAAGTAGCAGAAAAAAGCATGATAGCTAGTATTCAGTACATGATAAAAAACAGAACAGTTTTACCTGAAGGTAATATTGTTTCTGCAATGAAAAACTTTGCAACATTAGAGCCAGAGAAACATGAGCAAGTATTAAGGTTTTATAAAACATTAGTAGTGACTGCTGGAAATTATGGATTAGATAAAGCCTATGTTAATCACCATATTTTAAAGGATATTGACACAGAGTTACTAGATATAGCTGCTACTTTAAATGTTCCAAAAGAAACATTAGAAAGAGTATATCTTAAGAAAAAAGATAAGAGTATGGCAAGAATAGAATCTATGTTTACAAACAAAAATCAGAGCTTAGATGAAGTTTTTACAAATACATTAAAAAATCTGAGTGATGATTATGTATTTAGTCTAAGTGGATATATGAGTAAGTTTTTTAAAAATGCATTTAGATTGCCTTTTGATATACCTGAGAAACAAGTTAATGATGTACAAAGACTTAATCTTGAAAGATTTAATGAAATAACAAGAGGTCAGGGATTCTTTGAAGCTGTAAATTCTAATCCAGTATTAAGAAGTAGGTTGTTTAAATCATTTCGTTTTAATTTAATGAGTGATCAAATTAATATTGAGCATGGTGTTGATAAAGCTTTAAATCAAGCCATGTCAATGACACTAGCACAAGTCATGGAAAATGTTGGACTTAAAAAGAATTCTGATGGCATTTCTGTTTTAACAATGTACCCACCTGTATCAGAGTTTCAAAAGACAGTAGATAATGATATAGCAAATATTACTGAAACAGACGTTAATGAATATATCTTTGAGCATTTTAGTAATGTGCCAGCATTAAGAGATAGAGATACTCAAAATGCATTTGCTAATCGTAGTTTTAAAATTGTACCTAATGAAGTGGCTGGTGATAGACCTTCATATAGAATTTATGTTGAACACCCTGGGGGTAAACAAGTTTTATTATCTAATAATTTTATCTTTGATTGGAAGCATAGTCCTCAAAATAAAGCCTATCAGATTGCAATGAATCAATTAAAGAATGATAACTTTGGTACAACTTTATACAGAGCAATGCCAGGACTTGATCGTATTAAACTTAAATCATTATATAGAAGTTGGAATGAGGGCATGTCAGATCAAAATTTTTTAAAAGGTTTAGTCAATCTTTACAACAATACAATGATGGCACTTACTCCAGGTCTTATAAAAGATTCTGATTTAATTGATCCTGATGGTTATACTATTGCCAAAGCAAGAGCTTTGCTTCTTACATTAGGTATGGATCCAAATGCTTGGAAGATGAATCCTGATGCAGCTAAAAGTGTTATTGAAGACGATTAATGAATCCAGAACTAAAAAAAGTAATAGATCAACAAAATCAAGTAAGAGTAAACTTGATCAATAATGACAATATTTACAGAACATTCTCACCCTATGAGCCTACATTATCACAAGTGTTTAGTGCTTCATTTAATCAATTTGCACCATATGAAGCTATAACAAGATTATTTGTAGATGAGGAGTATGAAGTAGAAGAAGGATACGATCCTTTTGCAGATAATCAAATAAAAGATGCTGGTCTTGAGGGTTACATTTACAGATTCAAAGATAGTGGTAGTAGTGGTGAAACTGCACAAAGAATACAAAATATGAAACGTGATATTGAAGACATGGAAATATTGGCTTCTACAGATTATATTTTGCCTCAAGTGTTATCTTCTTTGACTTCTCCAGCTATATTTGCACCTCTGGCTCCATTGAGATATCTTAGAGCTGCTAAAGCTAAAGAAAGATTCAAAGGTGGATTTGTAACAACTGGAGCTGCTATTGCACCTGAAGAAATCATTATGGCACAAGAGCTAGAGTCAAGAGATATCATTGATAGTACTGGTGTTATACTTACTGCTGGTATTATTGGTGGTAGTCTATCTACTGCTCTTGGTAAATACAGTACTCGAATGTATTTTAATGAAGGCCCAGTTTTATGGGCTGAATCTGTAGACCCTACCAAGACAACTAAGACAACAACAACTGCTAAAAGCAAACCTTTTAGTCCAATACAAAGTGTAGAAACTAAAGTATTTAAAGAAGGTGGTGCTGGTATTAACCCACAAAGATCAAGAGAAACTGCTTATGCAACAATGGATCAGGATGCATTGAAAGAAACTGGTGTTGGTATAGAAAAATTACCATGGAATCCTGTAACAAGATTATTGCAAAGTCCAAATGCATTAGTAAGAAACACAGTTGCTAAGATGGTTGATCTAGGTGGCATGCAACAGAAAAAAGTTGATTCAAAACTTGCGATGGATCAAAGTTTAGAAACAACCTTTAGAACAACTTACACACCTAGTCTTGTCAAAACTTTAAATATAGTAGACGAGCAATATTTATCCTATCGTGGTGTTCAAGCATCTGATGGTGATATACAGAGATCATATCAAGTCTTAAGTCAGAAAGTTAAAGATGTATTTAAAAAATCAGATCATTTAACTGAATCTGAATTTAGATCAAGAATAGCAAAAGCAGTTAGAAATAATGGCGACACAGTTAATGATTCAGCTACACCTTATGTAAATGCATCAGCCACACAAGTTAAAAAGCATCTTGATTTAATAAAAGATAATGCACAGCAAGTAAAACTATTTGAAAAACAAGCTGGCAAAAGAATTAAATCTTTAGAAGCAAAGATAGCAAAAACAACAGATCCAGCACAAAAAGCAAAGCTAACAGAAGACTTGCAAAAAGCTAAAGGGTATCTAGAGCAGATAAGAGTTGCTGGTGTTATGGTCAATACTGCTGATGGATTCTTTCCTAGAATATGGAGAGTAGATAAAATTATGGATAATCAAGATCAGTTCATTGCTACAGTAAGTCAATGGGCTGGCAGAACATATGGATTAGATGCAAGAGCATCAAGAGCATTTGCCAATGAAATGATGGATCAGGTTACACGAAGCAAACCATATTATGATTTACCTGATGAAGCTATGAACATAGATTGGATTACAAATGCATCATCGACTAAAGCCAGAACATTTGAAATACCAGATAATCTAATTGATGACTTTCTTGAAAATGATATAGAATCTGTGTTGCGTCACCATACAAGAACTATGGGTATGGACATAGAGCTTACTAGGACTTTTGGTGATATTGATATTGCTGATTTAATTAAAGCAGTAGAAGATGATTACAAAATCTTAATAAAAGAAGCACCTAATCTACAAAAGAGAAGAGAGTTAAAAAAGAATTTAGCTAATGATTTGAGAGATATTAAAGGATTAAGAGATAGACTTCGTGGCACATATGGAGCTTCCAAAGACCCACATGCAACAAGCAGTAGATTTGTAAGAGCAATGAAATCTTTTAATGTACTTGTAGGTATGGGTGGTGCAGTTGTATCTAGTATTCCTGATTTAGTAAGGCCAATGATGGTGGAAGGTCTAAGAGCAACCAACGAAAAAGGTATTGCACACTTCTTTAAACAATCAAGAAGTATATTAAAGCAGATGACTAAGAAAGAACTACAACAAGCTGGTGTAGCAGCTGATGCTGTACTAGGTTTAAGAGCTTCTCAATTTGCTGATATAGGGGATACATTTGGATCTAGGTTTGCTTGGGAAAGAAGATTAAACCAGAGTACAGGTATATTCTTTATTGCCAATGGTTTAAACTGGTGGAACCAAATAATGAAAGAGTTTGCTGGTACAACGACAATGCTTCGTATGACAGATCAGATTATGAAACCTTGGGCTAGTTTGACAAGAAGAGATCAAGAAAAGTTCTTATCAAATGGTATAGATCAGCAGATGCATAGTAGAATGGCTTTACAGAT